CAGATCGCAAGATATGTTGGAAGTAGTAGAATCAATACTACCAAGCATGATGCGTATATTTACGCAAGGAGAAAGTATTGTTCGTTTTTCCCCTAATGGACCGGAAGATGTGGCATATGCTGAACAGGCTAGTGATTATATTAATCATATTTTTAATGTTGATAATAATGGTTACTCTATTTTGCATACTTTGTTTAAAGATGCTCTTATTTCTAAAAATGGATTTGTTAAATACTATTGGAAAACATCTAAAGAGCAAAAAAAAGAGTCTTACGAAAATTTAACAGAGGCCGAATACCAATCGTTAATTGCTGATCCTGAAGTAGAGGTTGTAGAAGTTGAAGATAACGTAGCAGAAATTGATTTAGACAATATTGATGTTGACGAAGCAACGTATAACGTCAAAGTTAAACGAGTTAAAGACTATGGCCGAGTATGTATTGAAAATGTAGCACCAGAAAGTATTTTAGTTACTTCTACAGCAACAAGTTTAGATGATTGCAATTTTATTGGTCAGAGAGTTTTTAAAACAAGATCTGAATTAATCAACATGGGATTTGATAAGAAAATTATCAATGAACTTCCTCCTGCTGATGAGTTTATTTACAATAACGAAGCAGAAACAAGAAAGAACTATGATGATACTGATATGTCACAAGAATATCAGAACATAGATCCTGCATTAACAGTTGTTCAAGTCATAGATTGCTACATGAAATGCGATTATGATAATGATGGTATAGCAGAATTACGTCATGTGGTTGTGGGTGGTAGTGGGAATAATGCGTATCACATTTTAGAAAACGAAGAAATAGAGCAAATACCTTTTGCTATGGTAACACCAGTACCTATGCCACATAAATTTTATGGTCTTTCCATGTATGATTTAATTGGTGACGTACAAGAAATAAAAACAACACTTCTAAGACAAATTTTAAACAATGCGTATCTACAAAATAACTCACGCACAGTTGTTGTAGATGGTCAAGCAAACATAGATGATCTTTTAACCAGTAGAGCAGGTGGTATTGTTCGTGTTAAATCACCTGGAGCAGTATCGCCAATGGCTACACCTAATTTTATGCAAGAAGGTTTAGCTATGATAGATAAAATTGATTCTATTAAAGAGCAAAGATCTGGCGTCACAAAAGTACAAATGGGTTTAGATGCAGACCAAATAAATAAATCACATCAAACAGCAACAACTACAAATATTATGATGAACGCTTCTACACAGCGTATAGAATTAATTGCTAGAAATTTTTCTGAAGGTGTAAAAAGAATGTTTCAAGGTTTACTAACTTTAATCTGTAAACATCAAGACCAAGATCGTATTATTCAGCTTAGAGGTAAATTTGTAAACATGAACCCTAGAGAATGGGTTGATAGATATAATGCAACAGTACAAGTTGGACTTGGTAGTGGTTCACAAGATCAACGACTAGAAGTTTTAGGTAGAGTTTTAGCAGTACAAGAAAAATTAATTAGTACAGGTGGAATGGGTATTGTAGATCCACAAAAGATTTACAACACACTAGAAAAATATTTAGAAAATGCCGGTTACAAAGACGCTTCGCAATTTTTTAACAACCCTGCTGTAACGCCTCCACCTCCACCAAAACCTCCTCAGCCTGATCCTACATTAATGTTAGCACAACAAGAGCTACGCAATAGACAAGCAAAAGATCAAGCTGAATTACAACTTAAAGCAAGAAAACTACAATCAGATGAGTTGTATAAAACTGAGGACATGAATTTAAAACAACAAAAATTAGCAACAGAAATTTTAAAAGATAATGAAAACAAACAAATGAAACAACAAGAAATAAATCAAAAGATTATTGACTCTGCTTTAAATGACGAGAGGTTACAATAATGGCCTACACACCTTTTTTTCAAGGAACAGAAGCTACAAATATTATTAATGGATATTTAGATCAAAACGTCAATGCCAATACACCTATGGCACAACCTGATATGAATCAGTACGGAGTATTTCGTAATCCTTATTCACCAGAAGGTTTTTATGCAAATGAAACAGATCAATACCCTGTAGAGTTTGTACCTCCAGTAACAGATGAAGAAGGAATACCGGCTTGTCCTGAAGGATATGTTTATGATGAAGTGATGAAGTCTTGTCGTTATGTTGGTTTTTCTGAACCTGCACAAGAAGATAGTGATAGAGAAGAAACAGATACAAGAACTGAAAGCCAAAAGATGTACGATGAAATGAAAAAAGATGTAACAGATCCTTTTGGTGCAAACAGATTTGTAGATAAATATGAAGATGGTGTAGATGAATTTGGAAATCCAATTTATAAATTTAATCCATCAACAGGAGTGCTACCTTTTTTTGGAATACCAATTATTGATCAATTAACAGGTGGCCCACAAAGGAGAGAAGATAAATATAATACTGCTATTAATACAATAATGGATCAAACTAAATCAAGATTTTATAATAATAATCCTTTTGCTTTTGGTTCTTTAAATGGTGATTATTTTACTAAATTTAATGATAAAAATTATTTAGATAGAGTTCAAAATGAAATTGTTAGAGGTAGTAATCAAAATGCTAAAATGGGTGAATTACTTGGAAGTGTAGGTCAAGGAACTGCTCCAATTAATCAAGGTGGACAAGGATCTGAACCTGTAGATATAAGAGGTAGTTCACTTGTCATTCAAAGCGATGGTGGAACAAGAAGGAGAGATGATACAGCTTATGAATCTGCTGTAGCTAAAAATATTGCAAGAAATCTAGCAGGAGATAATAGTACAGGAAGTGGTTTTTCTAAATCTCTTGGTGGATTCTATAAAGGTAGATAGTGGAAAAAGAACAAGAACGATCAATTAAAGCTAAACGAATATTAGAAGATCCAATGTTTGTTGAAGCAATACAAAAAATTCGTCAGGATTTAGAATTACAATGGCTAAACTCTGACCTCAAAGATTCAGAACAACGAGAGCATATCTTCCTTATGAGAAGAATGACAGAGGTTGTTGTGATGCAGTTGCAATCTGTTTTAGAAACAGGAAAATTAGCAACAAAAAAATAAAAGGAGAATACAATGGCAGAACAACCAGAAATGGAATCTGCAACAGATAATCCTTCACCGGAAACTGTTGTACCAACGCCCAAGCCTCTAAATACACAAGGAGAGGTAGCTGACGCCCTGAAAAACTTACTAAGTACAGACGCCTCTAAGAATCAGGAAACAGCAAGTGAAGAATCACCAAAAGAGGTAAGCGACTCGGAAACGAATAACGAAGATGCTTTTGATGATGATGAACTAATAGATCAAGTTGAAGATGATAACACTTTAGACAGTAATCAGGAACTTTATAAAATTAAGGTCGGAGATCAAGAATTAGAAGTCAGCCTAGATGAACTTAAAGATGGGTATTTTCGTCAACAAGATTACACTCGTAAAACCAAAGATCTTTCTGAAAACAGAAAATCTGTTGATGAACTTAAAAATTCTTTAACAAGGGAAAACGAGGAGGCAAAAATAAAAAGAGATCAATACGAAAAACAATTACAAGTATTGGAACAACACTTAAAGACTACTGAAAACAAGGTAGATCTAGATGTTTTATATCAAGAAGATCCTGCTGAATATGTTAGACAAAAAGCTGAGATAGATCGTAGGAAAGAAATGATAGAAGCTACTAGACAAGAACAGCAAAGAATTAATTTTGAAAAACAAAAAGAGCATGAAAAAACTTATAATGCTTATTTGGAAAAAGAAAAAAAATTACTTGCTGAAAAACTACCTATTTACAGCGACAAAGAAAAAGGTCCTGAGTTCGTAAAGAACCTTACTAATTTTGCAAAAGAAATTGGATATTCAGACCAAGAAATCTCAATGTTAGTGGATCATAGAGCAGTTCTTATGTTAGCAAATGCTTATCGTTATAATAAGTTAAAAAAAGCTAACGCAAAAAATAAGAAAGTTACTAGAACACCAAAAGTTGTAAGTTCATCTAGTCCAAAAGTAGCTGAAGATACTGATGTTGTTAAACGTATTAGATCTAAAAAAGCAGTTCTTAAAAAGAGTGGAAAAGTGCGTGATGCAGTTTCTATTCTTCAAGAAATGTACTCTTAACAATTAACTTAAAAGGAGATTAAGTATGGCACAGCCAACAAATACTTTTGATACTTATGATGGTGTTAATTCAATACGAGAGGACCTTGCTGATGTGATCTATAATATTAGTCCAACAGAAACTCCTTTCATGAGCAACGCATCAAAAGGTACAGCGACTAACACTTTGCATGAATGGCAAACTGACTCATTAGCTTCAGTTGCAGTAAATGCACAAGTTGAAGGTGATGATTATGCAGGTCAAGCTAGATCAGCAACATCAAGATTAACTAACTATACGCAAATTTCATCAAAATCAGTAACAATTTCTGGTACTGATGATGCTGTAGATAATGCAGGTATGGGTACTCAAATGGCTTATCAATTAGCTAAAATGGGTAAAGAAATCAAGCGTGATATGGAAAACGCTATGATTGGTATTGAACAAGCTAAAGTAGCAGGTGATGCTTCTACAGCTAGAAAATCAGCGTCAGTAGGTACATGGTATGGACCTGCTTCACCAACTAATAACTATTCTAAAAATGGATCACCTTCGGCTGTTCCTCTAGGTACTGGTGCTACTGCAATAGCAGGTGGCACAAATAGAACTTACACAGAAACTCTATTAAAAGCAGGACTTTTAGTAGCCTTTGAAAATGGTGGAGAGCCTGATACAGTTCTAATGACAGCATCACACAAGCAACTAGCGTCAGCATTTGCAGGTGTAGCAACTAAATACAAAGATGCGTCAGACAAAGTATCAATCGGAACTACTGATATTTATGTATCAGATTTTGGCGAAGTAGCATTTGTTCCTGATAGATTCCAAAATGCAAACAGAGTAGATATTCTACAAATGGATATGTGGAGTGTGGATTTCCTAAGACCATTCCAAACTACTGACTTAGCAAAAACTGGTGATAGTGATAAAAAATTACTATTAACAGAATGGACTCTAACAGCAAAAGCTCCAAACGCTAACTACGGAATATTTAACTTAACTGCATAATTGTAGTGCAAGGATAGGGAGGGGAATTATCCCCTCCTTTTTAATTTTAAACAGGAGATAATAATGGGTGTTTTTACAAATAAAAAACATAGCTCAGGTTTATACAAGGTAGTTGCAAGTGCAATCAAAGCTGATCCAATGATTAGTAAAGGTAGCAAGAAAAAACAATCTGGTAAAATCTCAGCAGGTGACAGAAAATATGATCCAATGCTAAGTATAAGTGGCAATCAAGGATTATCTGTAAAAGGTACGATTGACCAAATGATTATGAAAGCAATAAAATAAATGGCTAAGAAATTTTCTTTAAATGAACCAGGTGATAAATCATCAGTTAAAACTAATTTAATTGTAGATGAAGCAGAGAATAAAATACATATAGAAAATTATCAAGCACAAGCAGACATAAAAGAAATACTACAAGCTAATAAAGTTGCACAAAATGAAGGTGCTTATAAATCTAAAGTTTTAAAAGAAGCTAAAGGTTATAGAGTAGCTAGACTACCAAACATTGTTGTTCATCAATTAGCAAAGAAAAAAATAATATCATTAACAGGAAAAGTATTAGACAAGCCTAAATTTTTTAGATGGCTTAATGATCCTGATAACAGACACTTTAGGATTTACACAGGGAATTTATAATGGCTCTTACAACTTTCGCATTGTTAAAAACAACAATCGCAAATTATCTAAACAGGACAGATCTCACATCATACTTGGGTGATTTCATTACGCTTACAGAAAGCAGATTGAATAGAGAATTGCGTGTTAGAGAAATGGTTAATACAGATACCAGTACAACAACAGTTTCAGGTACACAATCATACTCTTTGCCTAGTGGTTTCTTAGAAGCTAGTGCAGTTATTTATCAAAGTGATCCCTACAGAACATTACGTTTTATGGCTAATGGGGATTTTTACAGACAATACAACGCTAGTCAAACATCAGGTTTACCAAGTTTTTTTACAATAGTTGGTGGCAATATTTTATTAGGTGTTGCACCAGACTCAGCACAAACATTACAAATAGATTATTATAAAACAATTACTCCTTTATCAGAGTCAAATACAACAAACGATATTTTAACAAACTACCCTGAACTATATTTATATGGTGCATTAGCAGAGTCATCACCTTTTTTAATGCAAGATGAACGTCTAGCAACATGGGCCGGTTTGTATAAAGAAGCATTAAAGAACGCAAACTTATCATCAGAAAAAGGATCAATAACATCTTCTCCAATGCAGATGTCAGCAACAGGAATAGTATAATATGATTGAGTTCGGACAATTACAATCTGATCTTCCTGCGTATCAAAATACTGGTGCATTAAAAGTAGATAACGTATTACCTTTAAAAACAGGTTACAAAAGTTTACCAGGATTTCAGGCTCTTAGTGGCACAGGATTAACAGGAAGTGCAGTAGGTTTATTTTCATCATTTCAAGCAGGTGGTGTAACAAACTATGCCGGTGATGCAACAAAGCTGTATCAAATGGATAGTTCACTTGTATTCCAAGATAAAAGTAAATCAGGTGGTTACAATAACAGTACAACATCTAATGCAAGAGATTTTTGGAAGTTTACACAGTTTGGCACAAATATTATTGCAACTAACCACGCTGATAATATTCAAAAATTTAATCAAGGAACAGACTCAGCATTTTCAGATCTAGTTTCTTTAAAAGCAAAATACATTACAGTTATAAATAACTTTGTTGTTTCTGGTTACACTACAGAGTCAGGCACAGAATACAACCAACGAGTAAAATGGTCAGGACTAAATGACAGTTCTACATGGACTCCTAGCCAAGCTACACAATCTGGTTTTCAAGATATAGTTGGTGAACATGGAAACCTTGTCGGCATAGTAGGTGGTGAATCATCAGGTATAGTTTTTTTTGAAAAAGCTATTTACCGAATGAGTTACGAAGGTACACCATTGATATTTAGGTTTGATAAAATTTCAGACAATATAGGGGCGTTTTGTGACAAGAGCATTGTGTCTTTTGGAAACATGATATTTTTTCTAGCACAAGATGGTTTTTATAAACTTACTGGTGGCCAACAATTATCACCAATAGGAAATGGTAAAGTAGATGATTTCTTTTATAAAGATCTTACATCTAATTTAGATGGAGTATGTGGTGCAGTAGATCCAAACAATAGTGTTGTTGTATGGTCCTATAGAGGATCAGGTGCTACTTCTACATCTTCCGTAAATAATAAATTAATTATTTATAATTATAGTGTAGATAAATGGTCCACCGGATCAGGATTAGATTTACAATTTATATCAAGTGCCTCACAAGAAGCCTTTACGACATTAGAAAGTTTAGATGTATTAGGTGATTTAGATAACTTACCTAAATCGTTAGACTCTTATTTTTATGGAGAAGGTATTGTAGGTTTAGCAGGATTTAATTCTGACAATAAATTTGGTAAATTTATTTCTACATCTTTATCAGCTACAGTTGATACAACAGAGTTTGAAGGTGCAGAAGGTAGAAGATCATCTATTATTAATGTTAGACCGATTGTAGATGGTGATGATAACAGCACAACTGTTACTGTTACCCCTATTACAAGAGCATCACAGTTAGATAACATATCTGTTGGCACAGCAGTTTCAACACAAGATAGTGGTGATTGTCCTCTTAGATCTAATTCTCGTTATCATAGAATACGAGTATCGGTAAGTGGCAACTTTAACACCATGTCAGGAGTAGATATAGAGGCAAGACCAGAAGGCAAAAGATAATGGCAGACAATCAGTTTCCTGGTGTACCTATTTCAATGCCGGATCATGGCCAACATTTACGCCTTGTATCTAACAGCTTAAACAACACAATAAACGGAAAACTAAACAGTACAGGCTCTATAACTTTACGAGCAAGTCAAACAACAACAACGCTTACAGATGCAAGATTAGGTGGTAACTCTATTATATTGTTTATGCCAACTACAGCTAACGCAAATACAGCAAAAGCAAATTTGTATGTGTCAGCAAGAACAAACGGAACAGCAACATTAACTCATGCTAGTTCATCTAATGCCGATCAAACATTTGGCTATATTGTTATAGGGTGATTACGCAAGTACCAAAAGAAGATATAGCTATGGTATGGCAACAAGTAGAGCCATTAATAGA